CCGGGATGGACTGCTACTACGTCCCGCACGGCGTCGATACCGAGCAGTACCAACCCCTGGACCGGACCGAAGCGCGTGACAAGCTGGGCTGGCCGGCGGATCGCTTCGTGGTCGGGATGGTGGCCGCCAACAAGGGCAACCCGTCCCGCAAGGCGCTGATCCAGCACATCGAAGCGTTTGCGCACTTTCACAAGAAACACCCCGATACGGCACTCTACCTGCACACGACGCGCGGCGAGAACGGCGAAATGAACGGGGTCAATCTGATCGAGTTCGCGCAGATGTTCGGGCTGTCGTACACCACGATGGGGCGGCCGGACACGAACACGGACGCGGCGGTCTGGTTTTGCGACCAGTACCTGAACCTGCTCGGCTTCCCGACGCCCTACATGCGGCACGCTTACGCCGCGATGGATGTCCACGTTCTGGTCAGTATGGGCGAGGGCTTCGGTATCCCGATTTTGGAGGCGCAAGCCTGCGGGACGCCGGTCATCGTGGGCGGCTGGACGGCCATGCCGGAGCTGTGTTTTGCGGGCGAGATCGTGGACGTGAAGCACTCCGAGCCGTTCCCGACCCCGCTGGGTGCGTTCCAGCGTCTGCCGCGGCCCGGTAGCATCGCCGCCGCGATGGGGCGGGCTTATCGTAAGCCCGGCAGCTCTGAGAAGGCCCGCAAGGGCGCGCTGGAGTACGACGCGCGGCGGGTGATGAAGGATTATTGGGCTCCAGTCCTGGCCGAAATCGAGCAGGACGTGGCGCTCTGGGAGGGTTCGATATGAGCCTGCACGAAGAACTGTTAGCCGCTTTCCTGGCATCGGCCGAGAGCGCGCGCGAGGTCGCCGCGGTCAACGAGATCAAAGACCTGCGCAAGCGGGTGCGACAGCTTGAGGCCCAGGTGGAGAAACTCGAAAGAAAACTGGACGGAGGCAAGAAATGAGCGAACCGAGCTTACACGAACAGCGACTGGCGGCATTCTTCGCCAATCCGCGCGGGCCGAATGAGAACGCGGCCGCCAACGAGATTGAGAACCTGCGCGCCGAAATCAAGGCGCTCAAGGCCAAGGCGGCGAAGCCCGCGAAACCGGCCGCCAAGAAGAAGGCCCCGGTCAAGAAGAAATGACCCGGATTTCCGTCGTGACCCCGTGGCTGAACGCGCCCGAGCTGTGCAGGATGTACGCGCGCGGCTTACGTGGGGCTGAGGTCGTCATCGTGGACAACGGCAGCGGGGCACTAGCAGCGGAACGGATCGAGACGATGGTGATCGAATTGGGCGGGGTCTACCTGCGCAACGAGCACAACGCCCTGTTTGCGGAGGCCAACAATCAGGGCCTGGCAGCGGCAACCGGCGAGATCGTCGTGTTCCTGAATAATGACGTGGAGTGCCGGGCCGGTTTTCTCCATCAGGTAGAGCAGGACGTAGAGGACGGCGCACTGTACGGCCCGTCGAAGCTGCGCAAGCTCGATCACGATTATTTGGAGGGCTGGTGCATAGCGGCGCGCCGCGAAGTCTGGAACGCGCTGGGCGGCTGGGACGCTGAATACTTTACCGGGCTGTACTGGGAGGATAACGACCTGTGCTTCCGGGCTGTGCGGGCCGGTTACAACCTGATCGAGCGTCCCTGGCCGGTCTGGCACTTCAACAATTACACCAGCGGGAGCGTGCCGGGGTCGATGGACCACAGTGCCGGGAATATGCACAAATTTATGGAGCGGGTCCGTGCTGACGCTTGAGCAGTCCTTGAATGGGGCGCAGATGCCGCCGCCGGTGCCGGGCATCCAGTTTGGACAGCTGCAAGTCGAGTTCCAGGCCCTGGTTGACGAGTACGTTCGCTGCGCCCCCATGCAGAGCCTTGAGATCGGCACATGGCAGGGCGGCTCGCTGTGGCATTGGCTGCAGAACGCCCCACGGGGGGCACGCGTAATCAGCCTGGACAAGGGCCCGCAGAACTGGCGGCCACAAGTCCCCGGCTTCGATACCGCCCGTTGGCACAACTGGGCACCGGATGGGGTGATGCTGCACATTCTTGAGCGTGACAGTCATGACTCGGCGACGCTCAAGGTGGTTGAGGACATCACGCTGGGACGGCTCGACTTCCTATTCATCGACGGCGATCACAGCTACGAAGGCGCGAAAGCCGACTTCGAGCTGTACGGCCCGCTGGTGCGCCCCGGCGGACTGATCGCCTTCCACGACCTGATCACGCCGCGCGCCCAGCAGCACATCCAGATCGCACCGCTGTGGGCCGAGATCCGGCGGGCCGGGTATAAGACGCGCGAACTGTACTCGCATCCCGGGCAGGAATGGGGCGGGATCGGAGTGGTATACGTTGAATAACACCTTCGCTTTCCGCGACCACCAGAATAAAAGCCTCGGGCTGGTGTGCGCCCTGCGTGATCTCGGTTGGCGGCCGGCCAGCGAGCCCGATCTATTCCTGATCGACTTTGACGGCCCGCCTTATCACAAGGAACTGATCCACCGGTTCCATTCACACGGGTCACGCGTCGTCGTCTACCCGCACGGCGGCACGGCGCAGATTTGCATGGACATCTGGCAGCCCACCCCCGAGGTGGCCGGCTACCTGGCTTTCAGTCCAGGGCAGGCTGAGACGCTTGAGAAGATGGGCTACCCCAGCCCGGTACACGTCGTCGGCTGGTGGTGGTGTGAGCAGCGCGACCCGCGCCCCGTGCCGAGCGATCCGCAGCGGGTCTTATTTGCCCCGATCCACCCGCTCGGCAACGGCTTTATCCACCCGCTGCATCGGGACGCCAACAGGCGCGCCTTCGCGGATCTGCTGGCAAACTTTCGGCCCGAGCAGATCAGCGTCCGGCACTACCGGGAGATCGAGGCAAACGGCCTGTGGCACGTGCCGGGGGTCGAGTACCACCAGGGCGCGCTGGACAATTCGACCGCCGATATCGACGCCGCCGACGTGGTGGTCAGCTACGGCACATTCGCTTATCTGGCGATCGCCCGCGGCGTCCCGACCGTTATGTATGCTCAGGATTACCCGCACGGTGACGGCAACAGCGAGCAGGAGTGGACGCCCGCCCGCAACTGGGATGCCTACGCCGAACTGCTGCGCTACCCGGTCAACGTGGTTACGGAACTCCGCGGAAGCGAACGCGCGGTTGCGGATTGGCGCACCCTGTTTATTGGAGAGCAGTTGGACGCCCGCAAAATGGCGCACGCGCTTGAACGGGTGTTTGAGTATGAGGCGGTGTTGGCATGAGACTCCTATTCATCGGCGGATCTCACCCGCGCCACCTGTACTACCTGAACCGGATCGCCGAACGCTTCGACGTGCGGGCAGCCCTGCTTCAGAAGCGCGGCGATATGTTCCCGGCGGTACCGGATGGCGCGAGCGCACACGACTCCGATCTGTGGGTGCGGCACTTTCAGAACCGCAACGCCAAAGAGTACGAATATTTCGGCGCGCCAACGTCGCCCGAGTTCGAGCACAAGTGGACGGCCGGGTCCGATCTGAGCAGCCTGCACAATGTCGTTTACGCGCGCAGCTTCGCGCCCGACGTGGTCCTGATCTTCGGCTGCGGCATGATCCGGGAACCGCTGCTCTCCGCCCTGCCGCCCGATACTTTCAACCTGCATCTCGGGTTATCCCCGCGCTACCGGGGTGCGGCCCCCGTGTTCTGGCCGCAGTATTTCCTTGAGCCACAGTGGGCCGGGACGACGATGCACCGCATCGTGCACGAGCCGGACGCGGGTGAGATCCTGCACCAGAGCGCGCCGGATCTCGGGCGCGGCGACACGATCCACGACGTATCCTGCCGGGCGGTGGTCACGGCGGCGGACGAAGCGGTTGAACTGTTGGAGCGCATGGCGATCCTCGGACACCTGCCGACCGTCCCGCAGCGCGCGACCGGTAAGAACTTTCTGGAGTCCGACTTTCAGCCGGCACATCTGCGCCCGATTTACGATGTATGGGAAGACCGGATCGTTGACGCATATCTGGACGGTTTGATCGGTGGACGTGAACCGAAATTGAGGAGGCCCGCATGGCAGCCCGTGCCAGTCTGAACCAACTGATCGACCGCCTGCGCAGTCTAACGCAAGTGTCGAGCTCGGACTGGCAGTTGGGGACCGCCACGTTCTGGGACTCGGATCACATGCAGCAGGTCCTGGACGATCACCGCTTCGACTTCCACCGCGTTCCGCTGGCAGCCGTCCCCAAGCACACCGGCGGCGGATCGGTACAGTATCTGGAGTATTACGCCCCGTATCAGTACCTGGAGACGACCAGCGGCGGGACGGCCGTGTTCGTGATCGAGGACTCGGCCGGAGCGGACAAGGGCACGGCCACCTGGAGCGCCGATTACATGCGCGGAAAGGTGACGTTCACCAGTGATCAGAAAGGCACGGCTTACTACGCCACCGGGCGCACCTACGATCTGAACGGCGCGGCCGCCGATATCTGGCGCATGAAGGCCGACCACTACAGTACCACGCTCTTTGACTTTTCGACCGATAACATGAGCGTCAAGCGCGGGCAGGTCATTGATAACAGTCTGCGCCAGGCCGACCGCTACGCCGCCAAAGCCTGGGCGCAGTCCGGGCAGATGCTCCGGGGAGATGAGGTATGACCGCCCTCTCCGCTGCCGAACTGGCCGCCATTCGCACGGACATCGAAACCCTGCTACCGGACACGTGCAACATCCTGACGCGCACCCTGACCCCGGACGGTTCGGGTGGGCAGACGGAGACCTGGGGCACGGCCACCGCTTCGGTCGCCTGCCGGCTGGACCCGGCGCGCGGGCGCGAAGCGGAGATCGGCGGGCAGACGGAGCCCTTCTACGGCTTCATCCTGACCCTGCCACACGGCACAGCCCTCACCGCTTTACAGCGCGTTGAATTGAACTCGGAGACCTTCGCCGTGGTCTCGGTCGATACCGGCAAATCCTGGTCGGCTTCGGTGCGCGGCTACCTGGAGCGTGAGTGATGGCCGTCACGGTTACGAAGATCACGCTGGACACCCGCGAACTGGACCGGCTGACGGCGGCTCAGGCCGGCCGGGCGCAGCGCATCATCCGGGCGACGGCCTTCGCCGCACAGGGCGAGGTCGCCAAGCGCGCCCCGGTCGATACATCGGCACTCGCCAACAGCATCATCGCCGTACAGGTCGGACCCTACCTGTGGCGCGTGCAGGATGGGGTCGAGTACGGGATTTATCAAGAATTGGGCTTCGTCCATCACCAATCGGGCGCGTTCATTCAGAACCCGTTCATGGTTCCCGGGATCGAGGCCGTGCGCCCGCACTTTGAGACGCGCTGGCGCGAGCTGTTCGTATGAGCGTCTTCCAGGATACCCCCGCCGCGCTGTACAGCCGCTTACAGGGCGGCACGGCCCTGACCGCGCTGCTGGCCGGGACGGTCTCGATCTACGATAGCGCCGCGCCGAACGGGGCCACGTATGATTACGTCATTTACAACTTTCAGGGCGGCGGTCCGGATCTCCAAACCCCGGCCAACCTTGAAAATAACGTCTGGCTGGTGCGCGGGTACAGCCGGACGAGTGCCAAAGCGGCCAAGGCCATCGCTGCCGCGATCGACGCCCGGCTGCATCAAACCAACATCTCCATCGGCAGCGCGACCACGTTCTGGTGTGCGCGCGAGGAGAACGTCGCCGCGGTCCAACAGGGCGCGGACAATCAACAGGTCTGGTTAGCGGGCGGCATGTACCGCATCCGGACCACCGGAGGCTAACAAATGGCTGAATACGCTGGTAGTGCACTTTATCTCGGTTGGTCGTACAGCGGCGGCACGATCGCCCTGGCGGCCAACTTCCGCACCTTTTCCTGGGCGCCGACGATGAACTTCATCGACGCCACGGCGGGTGCGGACACCTACGAGAACCTGCTGACGTCCTACGGGACCGGCGGCGAGTTCTCGGTCGAAACCCTGGCGCAGACGGCCGGGACGGCGCTGGCCGCCGCCCTGGATCGTCAGACCAAGGGTACGGTCATCTTTGGACCGGAGGGCAACACGGCCGGGAAGCTGCGCTACCTGATCCCGTCCTACTCGACCGGCCCGCAGTGGAACACGCCCTTCAATGACGTGTCCACGCTGACCGCTAACTGGAGGCAGTACGCCGCCGAAACGCGCGGCACGTTCAGCTAAGCGTGCCCGCAAGACAAGGGAGAACACCATGAGTGAGAAGAAAGAGGCGGATGTCGTCCTGCTGGACGGCCGGGAGATCCGTTTCGACCTGTCCAGGCTGAGCCTGGACGCATGGCGCACCTTCGTCAATCCGGAAACGGAGAACGAAGTCGAGGACGAAATCCTGGGCGCCGTGATTGGGCTGAGCGGGGAGGACGTGCGCGCCCTGGCTTACGTCGATTGGCGGAAGATCACGCTGAAGCTGCTGAAAGCCGTCAGCCGCCCGCTTGAGGACGATGAAAAAAACTAGCGGCGCGGGTTTACCTGCACCTGCATCAGGGTGATCCCGCGCCGCTTGAGCTGCTGCGCTGGTCGTTGGCCGAACGTTTCAGCGGCTGGACTTTGGAGTATATCGATGGACTGTCGGTGGCGGACGTGCACGAACTGATCCAGATCGACGAGGGCCGTGAGAAGGCGCGCCCCAAGCCTAAGAACACCGGGCAGAGTGGGCCGCGGCCGGTCATGCGCAGGCGGGGGCGGCGCTGATGGCTGGGCGGGTCGCATCGCTCTTTGCGGAGATCGGCGCTGATACCAGTGGGCTGAAACGCGGCCTGCAGGACGCCAAAGCGCAGCTCAAGGGCGGCGCTCAGGATATGGCGACCTTTGGCAAGACGGCCAAGGCTTCGTTTGCGAGCGCCGCAACAGCCGCCTTTGTGTTCACCGCGGCACTCGGAGTTGCTACGCGCGGGGTCAAAGAACTCTACGCCCTTGGGCGCGCCGGGGCCTTCCTGGAGCTGACCGAGTCACGCTTTGAGCGATTGACGGGGGAGGTCGGGGCAACGGCGGAAGTTCTTCAACGGAAGCTGCGCGTGGCGACGCGTGGTACCGTTTCAGACATGATGCTGATGGCGACGGCTACCGACATCCTCTCGCTAAAACTGGTGACATCGGGTAACGATGCGGTCCGACTGGCGAACATTGTGGGCGCGCTCGGGGCCGACATGAACCAGGTTGTGTTAGCCCTGACCAACCAGACCACCATGCGCTTCGACCAGATCGGGATCGCGGTCGGCGGCTTCGAGGACAAACTCAAGTCCCTGGAGGCACAGGGCTTGAGCACGCAAGCTGCTTTTACCGAGGCGTTCTTGCAGCAGGGCGAGGAACAGATCCGGCGGACCGGGCACGTGGCCGACGACGCGGCCGGGGCATTCCTGAGACTGGAGGCCGCCTGGGCGAATTACACCGATAGCGTCAAGAAAGGGATCGGGGAAGCCATCTTCCCGGTCATCAAAGCCTACGCAGATATGTTCGAGCACGTCGCGCTGGTCAAACAGGCGATGGCCGACGGCGTGATCACGAACGACGAGTACCAGGAGGGGGTGGATATTGTCAACGGGCGCGTCATGGTTACGGCAGACCTACTGGAACTGGTCACCGAACGCTACGCAGAACTCGACGCCCAAATACTGGCGATCACCGAGTCCACCGCCTCGTGGGACCAGGCCCTGCTCGTCTCCGCCGGGATCGTGTTCGAGCAAGCCGAAGCCGTCTTTGATCTCAAGGCCGCGCTCAGCGACCTACAGATATTCGTCGATGGTCCGCTCGGACGCGCTTACGAGCAGTTCGGCGCGGAGCAGTACGCCCTGATCGAGCAGGCCGCCATGCTGCGCGACCAGATCGCCTATTTGGAAAGCCTGCCACAGACCGCCGAGGGGCAGGCGGAATTACAGAACCTGCGCGGTGAGATGGCGAACGTGCATCAGGCCATCATAGACACGTCCGAGGCCTTTGACGAGCAGACGCGCCGGATGCTGCTCGATCTGATCATTCAGCGCGTGGCGATTGCCGAACTGCCCGAGGATATGCGCGCGGCCGCGTTCCAGATGATCAACGATTTAGCCTTCGCCTGGGGCCTGATCGACCAGGTGACATACGAAGCGGTTGGGCGCATCGATCAGGCGTTCGCTCAGCTCGCCAGCGGCAACATTCAGGAGGCCAAGCGCCAACTGTTCGAGCTGGGCGGCTGGGCCAATTCCGTTGCCGGCGATTACTACATCCGCTTCCACGTCGTCGTCAATCAGCAAACGGCCTGGGAGAACGCCGGGGAGCAAAACGTGCCGTATGGGGTCGGCGCGGGCGTTGACTCCGTTATCCCGCCCGGCACATCCGGCTGGTCGCCGCCGGCCTTCGACCCGCCCGACTTTGGCAGCGTTGGGGGCGGTGGGTCGGTTTCGTCCATGCCCGAACTGCCGCCCACTATGGCGCAGATGGCCGCCCCGTTCACCGATACCGCTAACGCCCTCTCCCAGATCGGCGACTTCTTCGCGCAGCGCCTGCAGGACGAACTGATTGACCCACTCCAAAAGAAGATCGACGCGATCGACGCCCTGCTCAGCCCGCAGCACATCGATATGGTGGCACGCGAACGCGCGGCCGAGCTGGAGGCCGAGCGCGCCAAAGCCGCCCAGGAGATGGCCGAGGCGCAAGAAAAGATTCTGATGCTCCAGAAAGCGCAGATGAATTTGCAGTTCTTGGAGTACCAGATCAAGTTACTCGACTTGATCGCCGAGCACGACCTGAACGCCTCCGATATTTTAGGCGGGCTTGAGCTCGGGATCGACGCCGATGCGGCCTCGGTGGTCGAGGCAATGGCGAAGGCGATTCAGGCGCTGATCGCCCAGGCCGAGAAGGAACTGGGGATCGCCAGTCCGTCCAAGGTGGCGGAGTATTGGGGGCGCAGCGTCATTCAGGGTCTCAAGGTCGGCCTGCTAGCTGAACTCCCGACCATGCCCGCGCTCGCCCCATCCTTGGCCGACAGCCTGTTTATGGGCGCCGGGATTGGGGGCGGAGCGGGCAAGGGTCGCGGTGAAAAGATCGAGATCCATGTGCACCCGTCCGAGGGCATGGATGAGCGCCTGCTGGCCCGCAAGGTGGGCGAGGTCGTCCAGGAGCACCTGTATAAATGAGCACCTTTGATTATGTGCTGGGCGTCTCTGACTTCACGGCCGGGACCGTCATCTTCACAAGCGCCCCGTTTCAGATCGCGCGCGGCGGTTATACGGCCCGCGTCGGTCCCATCAAAGACGCCACGGTGGAAGAGGACATTTCCCTACGCATCATGGGCGGCTCAATCGAGGCCAACTCCGATAACCTGAGCACGCTGCAGGACCTGCTGCTGCAAGCCGAGCGGCGGCGCGACAACAAGACGCTCAATCCGGTCTACCTGTACTACCGGCAAAACGGCAGCGCCGATATCTGGCGCTCGGAGATCCTGACCGGATCGGCTGAGTGGGATGACAACGCCCTGACCCTGGACAACTGGGTCGGCAATACGCAGTTTGCCAACGTGGAATGGCAGCGCGAAAACGCCTGGAACGGCCCCGAGGCGCAGGTCGCACTGACCAACCAGAACGGCACCGCCAATACCAGCGGGCTGGCTGTTTACAATGCAAACGACGAGGCCGGCACCGCCCCGGCCCTGCGCGTCAACTATGTCACGATCAACGCGGCCAGCGTGACGGGTGAACTGGACGGGCTGACGCGGCTCGAATTGACCAATACCTTCGACGATGCGCGCGAACTGTATAACGTCTGGATCGGGCAGAACTACACCGACCCGCTCAATGCGGATTGGATCTTTGAGGGCGAGGACGCGACCGGCGGCAGCGTGGTCGCATTCGGATCGTCGGTAAGCGGCGGGTCGTATGTCAGCGAGGACTTAGCGTCCGGGACCGAGACTCAGCTGTTCTCGTGGGACCTGACCAGCGCACAGTTGGACGCCTTCGCCGGGCGCACGTACAAACTACAGGTGCGGTTTTTCTCGGCCTCACCGACCTTGGTCCGCTTCCGAGTCGGTTTGAAGTGGCGCAACACGCTGATCTGGCAGACCGGACTGGTCTCACTTGCCAACTCCGTTTACCGGACCCTGATCCGCGATCTGGCGACGTTCAAGCTGCCGCCCTGGGTGGCCGGGCTGACCGAACAGGACCCGCTTGAGTTGGTCCTGCGCGGCTACCAAACCACGGGCGTAGACCAGACCGTCCGGATCGACTTTATTCAGTTGACCCCGCTGGATGGCTGGCGGCACCTGGCCGCGGTTGGCTACGGCTATGAACTTGATTGGCGCATCGTGGACGACGGCATAACCGGCGCGCTCTACGCTGACGAGGGCGGCACGGCCCGCGTCGGCAACCTGGCCGGCTACGGCCGCCCGATCGCGCTCAGACCGGGCGTAGACCAGCGCCTGTACTTCCTGATGCACTCCAACAGCCTCGATATTGCCGAGGTCGAGCGCAGTATGACGGTCAAGGTTTACTATCGTCCGCGGCGGCGCGCACTGTGATCTACCCAACGTTTTTCAAGCGCGACCACACGGTCGGACTGATCCTGCCGGACGTGGACTTAAGCGTCAAGCGTTACAGCAGGAGCGCGTTTGGTGGACCGCGTGCCGCCACGATTGAGGCGACCGGTGCGGACGTGGAACTGTGGGAGCTGCTGGAAATGCTGCGCTGCCCGGTTCACATCCAAAACGCTGTGGGCGAGGTGGTTTGGTGGGGCTTCGCCAAACAGGTCAAGTTGACCGCCGTCAACCCGGACAGTCCGCGCGGCGGGCGCGTTTCGGTCAGCGTCGATATTGACTCGATGCGCAACCGGGTCGCGATCGCGTACACCCTGGTTGACCTGACCACCGGCGACCTGTCGCGTGCCACGACCGATTGGGCTGACGATCTCGAAAGCCAGGCGGAGTACGGTATCCGTGAACTGCTCGACAGCCGCAGCGCGGCCACGCTGGTACACGCCGAAGCCGCGCGCGACAAGACCCTGACCGACATGAAGTACCCGATCTCGGTGGTATCGCCCGAACCGCGCACGCGCGAGAGTTCAGCCGTCATCACCTGCGGCGGGTGGTGGGAAACGCTGGCCTGGCGTTACTACATCAACCTGGAGACGGATGCGGTGGACACGGCCACCCAGGTATCCGATATCATCACCGCCAAAGGGCAGTTCCTGGGCGATATCTACGTGGACGACCTGAGCGGGCTTGCGATCTCCGAGGAGCGCGACGGTGACGCGTCGGCCCTGTACGAGGCGGTTGAGCTGCTCGAACTCGGCACCGAGAATTTCCGGCGGCTGCTGTGCGATGTGGATGTGAACCGCAACGTCAGGATTTACGAGGAGCCGCCCGTTTCGACTTTTGGCGCGTGGCTGCTCAAGGCGGACGGCAGCCTGACCAACCCATACAGCGAGGAGATCCGGCGCGACACCTGTCCGACCGCGTTCTGGGCGGTGCAATCCGACCTGATCCCGGCCAGCATGGATGGCACGCTGTTCTCGGATCCGAACCTGAAATTTATCGATGAGATGGAGTATGACGTTGAAACCGACCAGCTCCACCCAACCGCGCGCGACGCGCCCGATCCGTGGGATTTTCCGATTGTGAAGCCGGGGTAATGATATGAGTTTGCGCGATAAGCAAAACAACCTGACGACATTGGCGCGGCGGCTGCGGCCGTATATGATCCACCAGACCGCACAATCGCAGCCTTCGGCGTGGGTCATAAACGAAGACTCAACCACCCTGACAGATGGGACGGTGGTTCAGTTTTCGACCGATTACCAGTTCTCGC